CGTCCGCCCGGCTGTCCGGGATGAAGTCGATCAAGTTGGCCTTCTGGAGATTCGTGTGAACAACCGAGTGCAACGCAATCGCCGTCACGTCGCTCTTGTGGTCGCCGAGGAGCTGGAACGTATCCAGGAAGTCGGAACCCGTCGCTAGGTTGCCCGCAACAGCGTCCACGCCGTCCGCCGCAGCGATGTCATTCAGCAGCGAAGGAGTGCCCGCAATGAGCCCCTTGAGGATGCTGTTGACCATGCGCTGCTCCTGGCGAACCCAGTATGCGGCAACTCGTCGAGCAATCGCGTCCATCGGATCAGAGCCAGCGAGCTGCGCGCTGAGGTCCATAGCCGCCCAGGACTGGTTTCGGTTGTGCCGAATACCGATCTCCTTGTGCGACCCAACCTTCTGCGTAACCGCAGTTCCCGTGTCGCCCGAAACATTTGCTTCGGTATCCGACAGATCTTCCCACTTGGGCATCTGGATGAAGTTGCCGCCACCCGCGAGGAAGGCGTCGAGCGCCGGATTTCGGGCAATAACGCCCGATCGAACAAGGAGGCTCAGCTCCGTGCTGAGTTCCTGGGTGTACGCCGAGAACACCTCGGGCACAACCACATCTACAATCTGAGTCGTAGCCATTGCAATAAGTTCCTTTGCAAAATGGGACTTCAGCGCCATACGGCACCTCGGCCCTGTTTGTTTTCGTATTCAGTTGTTTGGCGTGGTGTGCGATGCTCTCGCACAGCTCAACCAGGAAGCGCAACACGCGCTGCTGGAAGATGTCTGTCGCGATTAGTTCCCAAGTCCAAATTTGGCAGGAGACTCGCCAGCGGCTTTCGCCAGAGCCTTGGCTCGCGCCGGATCAGATCTGATTAGTTGTCCGATCTCGGTCATGTTAAATGTGTCTTTCGCGAAGGGATTGGGTCCGCCAGCGCTTGATCCGCCCTTAGAGCCAGATGCGTTTGCGCCTGTACTCTGCGCAAACCAATGGCTCCGCCTACCCGACGCCTGCATCTCGGTCAATGCCTCTCGGATCGTCAAGCCAGGTTCAAGCCCGACGCCTTCCTTAGAAACAATTTCGCCTAGATCATTCAGGTGGAACGATCGCTCGACAAACGGAATTAGATCCTCGCGTGCGGAGTCAACCAGCTTGATGCCTTTTTCCCCAGAAATCGCATCTATAGCCGCATCGCGAAGCATACGCTGATTAGCTGCGGCCTCGTGGAGTTTGATTGCGTCTACATAACTGCTATTCTGTTCTCGCAAGGTCTGAAGCTCTCGGTCCAGTTCTCGCGTCTTTCTAGCAGCCAACAGTTCGGCCCGATCCTCTAGTTCCTGTGGATCGCGCGCCTTCGGAGCGTTTTCAAGCTGAAAAGCCAGATCGTCAGCCCGATCCCGCAAAGTCTGTAGATCTTCTGCGCTAATATCTACACCGCTGAATCTCGACTTCGTGGCTTTATGCGCGTCGCGCTCATTCGCAAGCGCCGACTTCAACTTATCTACGTCGTCCTGTCCGGGGCCGTCCACGTCCAGAGAAAACCCGTCTCCGTCCTCTACATAGTACGCCGCCAGTCCTTCCGGCGCGTCCTCAAGTGATGCAATCCTTCGCTGAATAGCCATTTCATACCCTCTGCGCGTCACGCGCGTCTGGTCGGCCTCGTCCTACATTGGAGTCAGCCTGCGGGTTTATCCCGCTCGATCTGTTGTACGAATGTTGGTTACTCAACCAACATTATGTCGTCGGTCGAGATGCTCTGCTCAACATCCTGTACGACCGTATCCTCTTGTTGGGGGGTTGGAGCTACTGATGCTCTATCTGCCTCTGCTTGATAAGCGTCTTCTTGCGACGCTACCTCAAAGCTAGATCGTCTGAGAGCCTCCAGCACTTCGCCTTCGGCTGCAATCTCCGCAAGCTCCTTGTCCCAAGGCAGCTCGGTGACGTCATTCTGTAGCAGATAGTTGTGCATCGTAGCGTAGGAGATCGGTAGGCCGAGGTTCTTAGCCTGCACAAGCGAAAGCATTTCCGTGCCCGGCAAATCGCCATCGGCGAAATTAACCTTCGGCGTTACAAAAATGCCCTCTCCGTCGATGCCCATCCATGAAGCCATCTGTTTGAGTGCCGTCTCAAGACCAAGAGCCGAAACGCGAGCAATAGTCCGCAGAGTCGCCGATTTCGACGCAATGCGAACTTTAAGTGCCGTTCCGCTCTCTGCCTGTGATCCGGTCTGCTCCATGAGTCTGGCTCCTTCGGCCAAAGCTCGTTTGTACAGCTCGTCCAGAGCAATCCTCTGCTCAGTCAGGCCGATGTCGCCTACTCCAATAAACTTCGCGTCTGCCCCCTCGGGGAGTTCGATGATCGCGCCCGCGCCTACGCGCATGGGTTCGCCGTCATCTAGTTCGCCCCCAGGCGAGACGCCCGTTAAGACCAAAGTGGACTGCCCAAGCATGTGTAGCGATTGCCGAAAGTCGGCCTCTGCTTGATAGATAGCAAGGGCAGCGTTCGAGGTCCCCAACAGCGGGATGTACCCCGGAGTAGCTTCAAGATCCGTGGCATTGATGAATGTCCACGGGATGTAGTTCAGAGTTCGGCCTCGATACGTCGGAACAACAGTCTCTCCGGCGATCTGGTCCATCTCTGTGTAAGTCTTATAAACGCCTTCGTCCAGAATAAAAGCGCGGTGTACCTCTTGGTCAGTCCACGCCCACGATCCGATGCCTTCCGACAGCCTCTTGATCTCCTCCGTTACGACGAAGTTGAGTCTGTCGCTGCCAGTCGAATAGTCCCGGTCATCGTCCCAGTTTATGATTGCTCGTGCGTCATAAGTGACGAAAAACGGCAGTTCTCGGTCGGGAGCTGTGTCAACTAGAAGGCCGATTCGGCCGTAAATCAACTGGTTAACGTGGATTCGGCGCAACAGTTGGTGCAGCGTTTCGCCCTGACGAGTGGCGTTTAACATCAGCCCCTGCATCTCGGGCGGAAGCTCGATGTGCCACAAGTCCTTGTTCAGCAATCCGGTCATGGTGGCAACTGCCTGAGATACGATCTCAGGGAAAATTGCCCGATCAAGGTAGGCCAGATAGTTACCGTACCCCGGCTCTTGAGCCTTCAGAGCACCGTCGATCACCATCGAGGAAGTTGCCCGCAGATAGCGGGTCTTCATCTCCTTGACCTTGCGTTGGCCGATGAAGGTTTCTTCCATCTGCCGGTAGTCGTCCGCAACTTCATCGAAGTCGGGATGAGTGCTGTTGATCGACATAGGTAACTCCTAGCCGAGTCCTCGGGACCGGCGTACTTGAAAACGTGCTGCCGCTGGAGCAAGTGCGATAACGAGCGCATCTGCCCTATCGGGCGACGGCACTCCTCTGCGTTTCAGCTCATCTTTAGATTCAATCTGAATACGCCCGGTTTCAAGCGTCTTGTAGCCAGGCAGGCTGATTTGCCTGATTAGTTCGGGATCGTCCAAGGGCAACAGCAGTAACTCGTCAAGTTCGTACTGCGCGCCCTCTTCTCCATCTGAGGACAGCCATATGAAATGCTCATGCGTCTTTCGGAGCCTATCCCGGAGCTGCCACCAGATCTGAGCCTTGCTATTCCGAAACAGATCCCGCGCTTTACGACCGTTCGGCATCACCTCTCGGGTAGGGGCTTTGCTCACGTCTACCGGCTGCGAGTTAATCGCCAATCGACGCATTGTGGAAGCTACGCCTCGTCCGATTCCGATTGTGTCGTATTTGATTGTTGAAACATTTTGCACTGCGGCCAGTCTTGAAAACTTCTCAGCCGTTCTAGTTGTGTCATCATCCAGCCAACCGATTGATTTGGACACAACTGGTCCATGAACTGCCACAAATACGTTTTCATCACGAACTCCACCTACGTCGCATCCAGCGACACCTGTACCATACTCGGGCAACCGCCCTGTTTCCTCTAGCACACGCCGCAGTCGCATACTGGACTCAATCCACAAGCTGTTCACAACGGATTCTTCGCCGGAACAATCGAAACTGAGATCCAGTTCCTGGGCGATAATCGTAGGGTCGTTCAGCCTTCTGCACTCGGCGTCGTACCATTCTCTGTTTTTGCGTGAATCCTGCGTCCAATGGAACGCGAAACCGCGAATGTCTGAGTTGTCGAGCCATTTACGAGCGAAGGGGTTGTCCGGCCCATTCGGAGTCGATAGGTCAATTCGACAATTCGTATTCTGCGACAGCGAGGCGTCAATCTTGTCTGGCCTCTCCAGGAACGCCGCCTCGTCTACGAAGTAGATCGACGAGCGGCCTCCACGTCCGATGCTGTCTCCAGCTTCGCCCGTGATTGAAGCCCCGTTAATCGGATTGATGATGCGCATGAACCGCGCGTGTCGGTTCTCGCTGTATCCGTCGGGCAGCAGCTCGATCGGAAGGTACTTCAGGTACATGCGTACCTTCGGAAGAAGCGCATCCATGTTGCCGAGAGTGTCTACCAGCGCCTCTTTGCGCGATCCCACAGAGATCTTTGCGCCGGGTCGAAACAGCCAGGCCCAGGTCGCCCAGGCTAGGGATACGACCGAGACGCCCATGTCCCGGCTTTTTCCAACCACCAGATCCTTGCTATTCTCGTAGCAGTACGTCAGCTCCTCAACATACTCGATTTGCCTTGGCATCAATATCAGCGGCATCGTGGTGGGGAGCCCACGAGCACTCAATCTAGGGTCATACGCCATCAGCCAGTCTTCGATAAACGCGCATACGTTACCGTCGGCATAAAAGCGCTTGACCACCGCCCAGGCGTTATCCTTTCGGATTTTTTCGAGCTTCTTAGCCCTCATGTCGAATATGGCCCCATAGTCAGGGGCGGAAAAGTCGAGTGTGTAGGGCGATCGGTACTGGCCCTTGAACTCATACGGAGTCTTGGGGTCGTAGCTGGAGGGACGAATCGACATGGAATCACTCCTTAGTCGAAGAACTCTTGGCTGTCACCACTTCTTGCAGGACCAGTAGCCTGCGCTGAGCTTGGATTTTTTCTCGGTGTCGCACTTGTGACGAGCCCGAAAGCTCTTTCTTCGTTCCGGGTTGGACTTCTTGATCGTCATATTCGGGTCGCCGAATCGGACAATCTTTACCTGGTCGCCGTCTTTGGCTAGAACGGCAAATTTCTTGGATTTGCCGGGAGTTCGCTTTGGTTTATTGAAACCGCTAAACGTCTCTCCAGCCTTCTTGAGTTTTCCGCTTGCCGTGCGAGTTACGCCCGCATACTTGGTCTTTTTTGCAGGCATGTGCCCTCCTTCGCTCCGACCGGAACGCCTAGTGGGCTCACTTGCCCTTCTTTGAGCCCTTTTTCGACGGTTTCTTCTTGGCAGGCTTCTTCTTGGCTGCGCTCTTATATCGGTTCTTGCCGTAGCCAATACCCTTGGGCATAATTGTCTCCGTTTTTCGAGGCCCCGTCCTCTGGGCCGGGTTTAGTCTGCCAAAACAGGAGCGCTGGGGGGCTGCTCCGTCTCATCCGGGCACAACTTTTTCTCTCCCCAGTTCCACGACACGGCCTTAGCGAACTCACAGCTTGCTTCTTGCAAACTGACGTTCACCGACCCGCCAACGCGGTCTACGCTCGCATCGACGCCGACACTCACTCCCGGCATCGGCTGTATACTCGCTGCGCAACCTACCATGAGGCTCCACAAAGTACACGCCGCGAGTCCAATCCACACCATTCGCATCTCATTCTCCTTGCCGATTGGCATGTTCAAAAAAGGGCGCTGCGCCTTTTGGCGCAGCGCGCCGACAGGTAGCGAACTTGTCGGTTGAAAAGGTCCCAAAAGCGGCGGAGCGTCCTCCACCGCCTCGGGATGGCGGTCCCGTAGTGCGCTGCTACAAGACCGCTGCGGGGGCATTCGGACGGACGCGCCGACTCCCCACAGGCTGCCCATAGCTAAACAGCGCCAATAACGCCTAAACACTACGGAACAGCCATGAGGCTGCGCATATAGGATGCTGCGGCCTCGGCCTCCTCCGGCGATGACGACGCCACAGGCGAGCCACCAGAGGAGACATTTATATCCGTGCTGGTTCGAGAAGCCTTCGGAGAGAACCTGTCCAAAATGGCCGAAATCGCCTTATCATTTCCACCTGCTGCTTGTACAGATAGCACGAATGCCAGCAGTTCTGCCACTGTTGCGCAATGTGGAACCAGGTTGCGATCAAGACCGACGGCCTCAGCCGCCCGATCCAGATGAGCCTCGCTCGGAGGGGCGTGCATCACTATCTGCAACTCTTCAGATATGATGCCGTCCTGGTCGAGTGTCACCTGGTCGCGCTTTTCGACAGCCTTTCGGATTCGTGCCACCTTGGACCTCCGATGCAAAAGAGCCCCCGAACGCCTTTTTGCGTTATTGCATGAGCGAACAGGGGCGAAACCTAATTTTAGACGCAGTTCACCTCTACATATACAGTATGAGACTTTTGCACAAATAGGGGGTATCCAACCGAAGGGCTCCTGGAAGTCGGGGGTTACTTCCAGGAGCCATAGGGCCTTAAAGCGGAGGCCCTTCGGTAAAAACAGGATCAAAGAGCGTTTGTAGCTCTTCATCCAGCGGATCTGTTGTGTAATTCATCTGATACAGCGTCTGGGGCATCCGGTCCAATATCTCTGGGACTCTATACGGGGCTCTGCCTGGCTGCGACCACGCTCGACGCCGCCTGCACTCGCTGTACATCAAGAGGTAGGCGTTAGCCTGCTTTGCGTACAACCCCGTGTCAAAAGGCAGATCGTAGTCGTCTATCATGCAGATTGAACGTCTCTCGCAGTCCACTTCGACGTCAAGTGTCGGGCCAAAATAGCGGTCCAACTGCTCCTCGTTCAATTCTACCATATGGGCGTACCACATCTCCAGTATGTCAGAGCCGTATGTGCCATCCGGCAGCAATCCGGCGGTCCACACCTCGGCCCGGTCCCTCCATTGCCAAAAGTGATTGAACTCGTGGATCAGAGTGGCCGGCCACGTCGGGGTTCCGGTTGCAATCGCCAACTCTGGGTACTCGTCAGAATCCAGGAAATACCCGCCACACGACTCAATGTGGGGTTCTTCTGACACATATAGGCGCACGCCCGCATCAAACAACACGGGCAGCATCTCGTCTGATACGAACGCCGTGAACCTGGGTTGCACATCG